AGTGACGTGGTAATGCATTCTGATCAAGCATAATAACTGTACCTAATTCATCTACTAAGATGTCTGCAATCTGATTGTTAGTAAGATTATATCCAATTTGGAATGGTTTCATCTTATCTACTAGCGCGCGCGAGCGTGAATTTCTATCATGAAATACAGAACCTTCAACAGGTAACTTACAACCATATAAACTATTATCACCTTTAAACTGAAACTTTAATGGATGACAATTTAGATACAAAGGTTTGAATCCCATGTTATCATTGTTACCATAGAATGATGGTCTATTAGGACCTATCTTTACACCACCCCATACTTGGTTAATCCATATCCAATCAATATGATCTCCAAATATAAGTGTATCTTTTGTTTTACCTTTTATAACAGAGTTGTCGTATATAGGCTTTTCTGTTACTTTAAAATTTTCATCTACAATCATTTGATGCATAATTCCTTCATCATCTATTCTTGTAAGATGTCCTAACATTCTTTGAGATTTCCAGTATGCTGTAGTAACACGTAATAAAGAGTAATTACTAAAGTCCATTAAATCTTCAGACTCATTTAATATTCTATATATAATGTCATCTCCAGTATTAAGTACTGCATCTTTGTGTGCTAAAAATTGACGCATACCTAATGATGGACCTTCAACATTCCAATCATGTGATCTTGTAGAGTCATAAAATGAACCATCATTTTGTACACCTGGCAATGCATATCCTGCAGATTTAACAGGGTATATAGCTTCTAACTGTTGCATTTGATCTTTGGTCATCATGTATCCATATCTATCTATGATGTCTGATATGGTCATTAAGTCTACTCTTCCTACCCAGTTAGATTGTGATATATATCTTGCTTCAGGTGATTTATGATAGAATGTAAGAACAGGGTTCCATATCTCAATATCATAATCATCTTCATTTAATTTAAAATGCCAGAACTCTCTATCAGTAATAAGCATATCTCTGAAAGCCATATTCTCTAATTCTTTCATATAGAATCTTTCAGTATCTACTGAATGCTGATGTGTTGCCCATTGTTCTACCATAGATCTATAATCTTTTTTAAAGAATTGTTCTATTTCTGGTAGTGTTTTAATACTGTCTGGTGACATCATTTGTTGAGCTTGTTGAGCTTGCTCTTGATTGTTTGGATCTAATCCCATTTTAGAGATGTTCTCTTGCATTTTTTGTTCACCATATGCCATAAGAGTTTCTTCAATCATTCCTCTTTTAGCATCAAGCATTTCATTAAAAGAAGTATCATCTACAGCTCTGTATGTAATCTTATCATTTCTTTTAGCAAACTCTCCTGTAAGAACATTAATAACATTAGGTATAATAGGAAAGAATTTTAACTCAAATGCAGATAAATCTTCTTGAGTAAGTGTATCTATTAAATCAGCATACTCATTATTTTCTTCAACAATATAATCTGTTTTGTCTATAATACCATTGGCTAACTTATAATTTTTTAATAAACGTCTTGCATTACGTCTTATTTGTTTTAGACCTTGCATTTCTAACCAATCTAGATTCCATGCTGCCCATTGCTCATTTTTTTGTGAAGCAAGCAAAAACTGAATAGGCTGAGTAAGTGTACCCATTCTATTATATTCTGTAGTAGCACCTCCTTTAAGTTGAAGAGCATTATATAATTTTGGCATGTTGTATGTTATTTAAAATTTCTAAATGGATTGCGTGGTTTTGTCATGCCACTATTTACACTTTTATTTTTTCCCATATGACGAAAAGGACTCACTTGTAATTTAGCATAATTATTTGACTTTTGCAAATTATCATCTTCTCTTTCAGTACGTTTAGTATATCCTCTATTAGATTGTTGTACTTGTGCAAATGCTACCATGGCACAAAATGCAACTAATCTATCTACGTTAAGTCCATCTCTATATGCTTGCATTTCTTTTAACAACATTATATCAGGTATTCTTTCAATACCATATGTTGTTTTTACAATTGTACCATCTGGTTTTGTTTCATGATCTAACTCTTCTTCTATAAATTGCTGTGCATATGATATAAGATTTGTCTTAAATAATGTACTAACATTTCTCCAACCATATTCTTGAAATACATTTGTATTACTTTGCAATTCTTTTAAGAATAATATTTGACTTTTAGGTACTAAATACTTTTGCTTTCTTTTTGCAATCATATACTGAATAAATAAAGATATATTATTTTCTACCACTGTCCAGGCATTATACCATTCTATAATAAGTTCTAGTCTTTCATGTGTTTTGTTAAGGTCATCAAACCTACCACACCATGCTGCAACAATTTTATCTCTTTCTACATATGAATCTATTGTACCATCAGCTTTATGTTTGGTAATTTCTTGTGATGTCTTGTATACAAATATGGAACACAATGAGTCTGAGGTAGTTGTCTTTCCTTCTGCAACAGGGTCAATAGATGCATAGTACATCCCAAAGGTTATATCTTTTGCAGGTCTTTCCCATACAACAAGAACTCCTTCTTTATTTTCTGTTTTTGCAGATATAGGAAATTCAGATATAGGAATTTTTTTAGATTCTTTTGCTGTGATTGTATTATTTTCATCTCTTGATAATTCTAAAAATTCTTTATAGTATGTACCATCTTCTATTCTTCTAATTTGTGATACAACTAATGCAGGATTAAACTTGGGAGCTTTTCTACTTGTAAATGCTTCTTCTATAGTTATAGGATGCTGAGATATACGCAATTGATAATCATCAGGTTTAAGATCTCTCTTCCATTGTATTCTTTCTTCTTTGATCATTTCTAATGCTTTCTCTACTAGAGAGTTACCATAGTTATCTATACATGGTATCATTGACCATTGCTGAGGTATAAACAATCCACACTGACCTTTAGTACCTTTATCATCTAACAAGTCAGTTTCAACAGCAAGAATGTCTTTACTGTTTGGCATCATTAACATTTCTCTTAAAGGTTCACATTGATCTAAATCTCCAACAGAACCAGCAACAACAAATTGTCCAGTATATACCATACCAGACTTCATTGCAGGAAGTAAGTATTCTAATGTTTGATTCATTTTAGGGGCAATACCTGCCTCCTCATGAAAGAAAAAAGTACAAGGACCTCCTACACCATTTGTAGGATCTTTGTCTAATATAAGTCCTAATAATACAGATTTTAAACCTATATCTCTTTTTCTACCAGATTGATTTATTTCAATCTTTTGTTCCCAGTTAAATATCTTATCTGGAGTACATGGTCTATACCATGCAGTATAAGTATTAAGAAAGTTTCTGTATTCTTCAAGAAAACGCCATGTACCTTTTTCTCCAATATAGTCTTTTAAAGATCCTGCCATTTTATTTATAGAACCTTCTTCAAACCAAAAGTAATTTATCATTTTTCCTGCATGATAATAACTAGATGCTATCTGACGTTTCTTTAATATAAGTGCATGTTTAGAACTATGTCTACCAATTTCTTCATATAGTGCCATATGATACTGTGCATCTCTGACACTAGCAAATCCAAACTTAGATATTTCTTTGTTATATATAGGAAGAAAGTTTAACCACATGTAATAGTCTCTTGAAAGATACCATCTGTTTTTTTTGTTCTTATATATTACACCATTTCTACATTTATCTTTTTCAGTATCCCAATAAGTAATATAATCTTTTGAACGCATTGGAGCATAGCAATACACTTTGTTATTTTTTTCAAAGTTTGTTGCTTGTTCATTAAACTTTTGTGATGTTTCATCAAACTCATATTTACCTGGTTCCTTAAATAAAGACCACATAAACTTTACAAATTCTTCTCTTGTTTCAAAATCTGTGTGTGACCATACATCAGTTGTATCATCATATGTTGGTACAGATATATACATTCTTATGATTTATTTGGAAATTCAAAATCAAAAAGTTGTATCAATAGACTTTCAAAAGATGGGTCTCTATATATTCTATGTGTAGATTTAGCACCATTCCAATAAGCTGAATGATCTTCTCTATGAAAAGCTGTCCAAACTTCTTCATTGTGGTTATAATGAAATAACCAGTTATATAATTGTTCTTTTTCCATAATGTTTACATTTGATCGTATCCTAAGTTTTGTCCTCCTCTTACAGAGCTTTTTTGTTCTTCCATTAAATCTTTATATGCTCCTCTAAATGAGAGTCTTATAGGTTCAAATTTTGCTGCAGCGTTTACAATTGCAGTTATGTTTCCATCTCTACCATCTGTTATTTCACTATTTTCCATATATGAAGCTAACTTATCTAACATAGTTTTGATACCCATGTATGCACGAAACGTAGGAGTTTGGTAAAGCTTTTCACAAAATTTTCTAGCAGTAATGATAGTGTCATCCTCCAAACTAAAATTAACAGTAAGCTGCGAAAGTATAAGTTCTTCTTTTTCATGTTCTAGTGTATCAAAGTATGGGTTTAAATCTGGGTTAGGGCAGGTCATATAAAATAAATACGCGTATACATTATGATAATCTTCAGGATATTCATCCATGATAGTCCTTAAATCTCTTAATGTATAACAATGTTCTGATGGTACAACTTGTCCATTATTTATATCAAATAATTTAATCATTATTTCTTTTTTACTTTATCTTTATTGCTTTCATACCATTTAAGTACAGACATGACTTCACTTTTAAGATAAGGCATTTCATATACTTCTATATCTCTAATTATAGGTTCTCCTTCATCGGATAGTTTTGTTATAGGATATTCAAACTCATCTGTTTGTTCTTCTTCTTCAAAACTAATATGATGAATAATAAGCTTACCTGCTTTTAAATTAGGATTATGCTTCAATATAATATACATATAAATACTTAATTGTAAATTATAATGATTTAAATTACAGTCATCTAGGTGCGCTAGAGGACCTAACATTTTTTTAGAAATACCCTCCCAATTTACAAAAGAAGTTTTATCAATCTTTTTATTAGTCTTGTAATCAGTTATATGTACTGTATCATTAACAATCTCAACTAAATCAGATTGTCCACATATACCAGCAGATTTTAAATATACCATGTGTTCAGGATATATACCATTAATTAACTTCTGTAAGGGAGCTAACTTTTTACCAGTACCATCTAACAAAGGTTTAATAACTGGAAGTTGTACTTCATGTCTTACTATAGTTTCACAACCAATAATATCTTGTTCTCTTTGATCATGATACCAGTTACCTAATGTACATGCTCTATCTGATTCTCTTTTCCAAGCAGCTTGAATCATTGCTGGTGACATACCTCGCCACTTGTTTGTTTTCTTTTGATTTTGAGAACATTTAAGTGCAATTGCTTCAGAATCAAATGGTTGCTTTAAAGCACCAAGTAATGTTGTTACTGATACCCATTTAGTTTTATCTTCTGGATCTATTGATGCATAAGAATGTGTTTGTGCTTCAAATACTATTGCCATAATTAAACAGTATTTAATTGTTGGTTTACAATTGCTTCTTCTTGTTCAGTAAGTTCAGCTTTCCAAAATCCTTTTGGACAATCAGAAGATAAAGATCTTGTCTTTAACTTTAAAGAACATCCACATTCTCCACAACAAGGTTGTGTTCCAGGTACTGCACATTTTGCACCAGTAGTATCTATAAATTCACAAGACCTGCATATCTCATTTCTAAAAAATGCAATGTCTTCTACATGTTTGGTTTTGAAGATGTTGTTCTTTACACCTTCTGCAATCTTGTTGCGTTCTTTCCAAATTCTAATCAAGTTTCCCATCTTTGTATATTTGTTTTTTAAGTTTGACTTCTTGTTTTCTTTCTTCTTCTTGCTGCATTCTTTCTTGCAGTTTTGTAAGTTGTTCTATATCAGCACGTTTCTTTATAATTAACTCATAAGTGTGTACTGTTATATGTTCATCTTTTTCAATTTTATTTACAAAGTTCTGATGTTTTGTTATCATCTCTACTAGAGATTTCTTTTTAACCACAAAAGTTCCCAATCTAGGAACTGATATATAAGGATGATCTGCAAGAGATAGTTTTTTTTGTAATGTCAAATAATAATATGAAACAATATCATCTATTACATCAACTGAAAGATTCAAATCTTTTGCAGTCAACTCTACTATACTTTTACGCTTTATTGGATTCAACTGCTAAATAATTATAGTCTAACAATATGTTACCTTTAGATTGTATATCAATATTAGGATTAAGTACAATTACTTTTCTACCTGATTTAGATTTTACAATAATGTTTCTTTTTTCTAATTTAACAATTCTATTTCTAATGTTCTGCGCGCGCGTAGATAACTCTTCAGGTGCAACATCAGGATAGATTATCTTTGCAGAAGCAAGACAAAATTTACCTAACTCAATAGGTCCCCATATAACAAGAAGTGTAAGTATCTCTAAATCAGAAGGTATAAGATATTCCTTTCTGAAAAAAGATATTTCTGTTATAAGTTGATACTTAACTATATCTTGTGTAGATAATCTTAGTTTTTTATTTATTTTTTTTACTTCCATTTATGTATAAAATGTTGGTTATTTAATGCAAAATGCATGTTTTTGTATAGAATACTATACATTCTTGTGGAGGTGAGGAGAATCGAACTCCTGTCCAAACCATGATCAATAATACAATTTATACAGCTTATAGGTAATCAACTCAGTTGATGACTCCACCACTCTATTTAATCTAACAGAGAAATCTTTATGGCAATTTTTAAAGTCTTGAGCCAGTGTTTGACTGAATTAATCTAGGCTGCTACAGCAACTTCTTCTCTAATCAAAGAGAATACTTTGTTCATGTTAGCTTCTACTTGTGCGTTGTCTCCTAGAGATACTACACCAATTGTGTTTTTGCCATTTATTATATTCACCTTAGTTTACAGTTATCTCTCTGGCTGATTGTATTACTTACTAATGACCTGTCAAAACCAGTCACCCCCAGTATTATTTTCTATCTAATGATACGTTTTTACAAAATCTTATTTCTTTATTGTTCAATGTCCAAATCTCACCATCATCCATTGCACATGTAAATAATAAGTCATGTTCTTGACTATAATCAATAACTAAAAAAGCATAACCTTCCATATTATCAGATACTCTTTTAATAGGTATCATTGGTTCTAATTGTAACATCATACTTTTATCTTTAGTTGCGTGGGAGGGAGTCGAACCCTCAGCTCTGGAATATGAGTCCAGCAAGTTACTATTACTCTACCACACTATAAAACAGTTGTTTATGGCACAACTGACTAAGCCTTCAGTAACTTTTGAATACCCCCAGAGTTACAAACTGTGCTAACCTACGATTTAGAGAGCCTCCACGCCAACACTATAAGTGTCTGTAATCTCTGTCTTCGTTACGTACCAGTGCACTGGCAGAGGTCTTTCTACCAATAGATTGCTATATCACCTTCGTATATCATCATTCTTAAAGCACCATCTACTTCAATAATTTCTGATGATTGTAATGCATATGTAGCAACATATACTTTAGCACCTACTACAGTATTAGGATTTGATACATCTGCACCAAGAGCATATATCTCTAAAGAAGTCCATCTCTTCATATCTTCTGCATCTAACATTGCTTTTGTTTCATCAGATAATTCAATTGCACTTTCTTTTCTTACAGGTTTAGTAATCAATACTCTCTTTCCTGTCAATTCTTTAAAAGGTGTTGTCATTATTATTTATTAAAGGTTAATGCTTTTACTACTGCCATTTGTGCTTCTACAATTTTCATTATTGCATGATCAATAATCTTACCATGCATAGGAGCAATCTGTTGATTGTCAAAACTGTTAGCTAATGCATCTATCATACCAGAACACATCATCTTAACAGTATCTACCTCTGGCATAGATGAAGGGTTGTGACTTACACCAATTATCTGTTGACCAAATGTCAACTCTTGCTTAACTGTTTTTTCTTCTGTACTCATTACTCTTTTTTAAGTTTTCTTACTGGTGCTTCATCATCTGTAACTGGATCAACTTCAGACATCATTTGATTTTCAGGTTGTGGTTTTTCTGAAATACCAACTACATCACCTACCTTAATACCTTGTTCTGCTAACTCAGGATTGTTATCCAAATCCTCTTGTGTTACAGTGTGAGGAACTACTCCCTCTGGCATATCTTGTGGTTGTTGTGGTGGAGGTGCTGTAAAGTGCGCTTGTTTAGCAATTGCCTCAACTCTTCTAGCATCAAACTCAGCAGTTTGACATACAATCTCTGCAAGATCTCTTCTTAGTTTTGCAACTTCAATTTGTTCTTTATAAAAAGATAATACTTCTGCTTTTGTAGGAACCTTTTTTTCTTCTGTTTGTGTACTCATGTTTTTGTTTATTTAAATTAACACTACAAATATATAAATAAAAGTTTAACTTTTACAAATTTATTATATATTTGTAAAATAATTTAAAAACAAACAAACATGAAAAAGTTATTTCAATATGCAGTATTACTGCATTCTTATGACAAAGACAAACTGTACTTAGATTCTAAACTTATTATTGCGCCAACAACTGCTTTGGCTAAATCTGAAAAAGATCTTATATTTAAAATCACAAGAGACATTCCTACAGAATTTGCAGAGAATCCTGATAATATACAAATACTAGTTAGAAATTTTTAAATGTTCCAGACTGGTCTAATACTAATGGTACTGTATCCTTTAGTAATTCTGGAACTAATAATAGACCTTATGATCCAAGAGAAGCAATGTATAATAATACAATTACTAATAACACAAGCAACAGTTATAGTCTAACTGAAGCATTAAATACAGCAACATTATGAAAATAGAAGTTTTAAAATTCTACGCCAATTGGTGTGGACCATGTAGAGCACTTTCTCAAAGATTAGAAGGTGAGAAACTAACAGAAATAAATGTAGATACAGAACATGAAACAGCTATTAAGTATAGAGTAAGAACAATCCCTGTTCTTGTCTTTTTAAAAGATGGAGAAGAAGTACATAGAACTACTGGTCTTATAAGTAAGAATGAGTTTGATCTTATACTAAATGAGATCAATGATGAAAAGGATGTAGACAATATAGAAGTGACAGCAGAAATTGTAAAACCTAATACAGAAGAATAATGGGAGTAACAGTAAGATGTAAATTTAATTATGGACAAGTGGTATATGTCAAGACAGATATAAACCAAGATCCAAGACAAGTAATAGGAGTACAAGGTACAGCTGATGGTGGTATGCTTATAAAACTTACTATAGATGGAGATGCCAGCTGGCACTATGAATGTGAAATATCAGAAGAGAAAGATGTAATGTTAGCAATGAGTAACTAAGTCACTTGGTGTAAGTGGGAATGAATACCACAGTAGATAAACATGTCAACCTAATGTTGATGGATGAGAGTTCAAATCTCTCAGTGACTTGAAACCCTGGCAGTGCTGCTGGGGTTTTTTGTTACTGGTGTTTTAGCAAAAAAATTTTGGTATTTTTTAGATGACTTGAGAAAGAGAATGTGAGTACTGTATACCATAACCACCCCACGCCAAAAGACAAGCACCACCATACCCCCACTTGAAATAGCATTGTAATATAAAATATAGAATAACTTTGGGAAAAGTTTCTGTATAGAATGTTATTATGTTATGAAGCCAACTTTCTCAGGTGAGAGTTAGTACACTAAGTAATATAGCTTAGTAGAAAATAATCTGCTTCATTGTTCCATTGTATTGTGTACAGATGCAATGCAGAATATTATATACTATAGGCATAGTCAACTCCCCCTGACTGTGCTTGTAGTGTGTAGTATTATTAACATGTGGCTGAAGAGCATTGTACTTATCACTTTCTAAGGTGTTGTCTTATTGCTTTGACATGTAATACCAAAGGAAGCTTTAGCAAAGCATTATTATTTATTATGACATAAGGCACACTGTACCCTCAAGTGTGTCTTATTGTTATAGTTGTTGTTACACAACAAACCACAACACATCCATTTAACAGAACGTTAAACAATAATATTATGACTGAGAACCAACTGATTGATGAACTTAACATGTCAAGAGAAGAGATTGCTGAAAGAGAGTATGAAAGAAGACATTGTAATGATGAGCAGGAGTAATCCTGCTTTTTCATTAAAGACATGACCACAACACCACCAAAGTATATAACTCTTAAATAAATAAATCATGAACAATCTTGAAAGAAAACTTATTGAATTAACATTTCCAACTATCAATGTAGATAGTCTAATGGAAGTTATTGTTGTAACACCTAACGCTACAGTTGCAACAGAAATCTTATGTGGTGTATATGTAGAACCTGTGTTTGAGAAACACAAACTTACATCAGAAGGCACTGCGCGTACATTCATGTCTTATGATAAATGGACTGAACAGATTAAGTACAAGTATCTTAGTGAGATAACTGACTACTGTTACTTTCCTGAAACTGTTGACAAATATACTATCACTCGTGATAACTATAAATCACTTGAGTGTGAATATGGTAGTACAAGCAAATCATATAGATATGGTGTAAAAACAGGTGTTATGGAAGAGCGTACTGATTGGTGTAGTGTTAAAGATTGGAACAGACTTAAAGATAATAAGTTTGAACTATCAGCAGAAGAGCTTGAGGCTACATTGTAATAATAAGAGTGTTGTGTAACAACAGCACTCTTTTTAAAACAACAACCACCACACCGCCACCAAACAGAGCGCAAAAACAACACAACCCACCACCACACACCCAAAAGGTTCAGTATAACTTTAAATAACTTTATTATGTCTATTACAGTAGCAAAATCCAAAAATGGTGTTGATTATGTAACACCAAGCAAAACTCAACGTGACGCTTCAAAGCCACGTGGCTATTTCAGAATTGAGCAATCTTCTGAAAACATCACACCTAATGGTCTATTAGTTGTGAACACTAAATCTATGTTGATTAGTGGCGAAATCAGCAAGCTTGAAAAAATGCTTGCAGATAAAAACTATAAGCTTGCAGGTTGTCTTCATATTGAAGAAGTTTCTGAAGCTGATATTGATAACAGACCTGAGCTTAAAAACAGGCTGAATATCAAAAAGGAATTAAAAACAGTTCCTGTTGCTGATTATACAGCTGATGAAGTAGCTGAATATGAAACAGCTCTTGCTAAGTTTGTTAAGCGTACAGGTGCTGAGGGTGTTGAGCTTAGAAACAATGGTAATAGAATATTACGCTTCACAAGCTACGACCCAACAGGTGTATCTGTTGACAAATTGTTGCAATACAACAATGTTGAGGAAGTTAATGCATTTAGAATTGCTCAGGAGCAAATAGGTGCTTCATTACCTCAATAGTAAGTTGAGTTGATTAGGTTAGAACACACCCTTAACAGGGTGTAGTTCTTTCCAACATAAGACAGAAAGCAATTCTTTAGAAAGATAACAACACTGTAAGTTATTTATCAGCATGTAACAAACTAATAGTTTTACATCTATCAATAAATTCTTGTTGTGTTTGTGTGTGTTTCATTATATTACATTTTATACAACATGAAATAATGTTGTCAGGTGTATATCCTTTTGTGTTATCAACTCTATCTAAAGATATATCATTAACAACATCATTACAATAATAACATTCTTTCTTATAGTAAGATTTAAGCACATCAATTGTAAGAGTATATTCATATCCTCTTTCTTTAGCACTGCGTTTATAATTAGAATGTTTTCTTTTCAATATCCATTCTATATCAACACCTTGCTGAAGTTTAAGTTTGGCTCTTTCTTTATTAGTTTTGTTTACTTGTTGTCTAACAGCAGTTCTACATTCTATAGAACAATAAGAAGGTGAACAAGTATAAAATGTTTTTAATGTGATATCATATTCTTTACCACAGTGCTTACATGTTTTCATATCATTAAGTATTGATTACATTATAATATACTACTTTTATCTCTAATTACCAAAAGAGATAAGAAAGTTGTCTCCAGCCTGTGGACAAAGTAGACTACTAAAATGTAACTTGTTAGTATACAAGTACTTATAAAGTATTATTTGTTTGAGAAGATAGTGGATGAGAGTGGTTAATGTGATGACAAAACCACTCTCCTACTATTATAACAGCAACAAAAACTTCTTAAAAACAACAAAAAAACTGCGCACTATATAGCTAGACTACTACTACTAAGTACAAACAACATAAAATAAGTTCTTTCAAACAT